CCCCTGACGGTAGGATATTGAACAAGTGCTGTACGTGCGGAGTGGTTCAAGACATAACAAAGATGGACGCTGGACACTACATCTCACGTGGAAAGTATGCTACAAGGTGGAGCGAGGATAATGTCCACCCGCAGTGCCTGACAGAAGACAGTAAACTTAGAATGTTCAATGGCACTAATAAAAGCATAGCAGACATTAAAATCGGAGATAAACTATGGGCTTTTGACAAAGGCACTTTTGAGCCTGAAGTTGCGGTTGTTGAAAATGTCGATAGCTTTATGCCTAGTGAGCTTTACGAGGTTGAAATGGAGAACGGCGACAAGTTCTATGCTACAGGCGACCACAGAGTGGTTGCGAATGGTAAGTGGGAGAACGTAAGTCATATGTTGCAAAGTCAGTCTACGTATGATATTTTTGAACTATGAAAAAAGCACTATTTGACAAGACGGAACATACTAAATGGTACATAGCTGAGGACGGCACTGTGTGGAGTTCTAGCACTTATCATAAAAACGGCAAGTTAAGAAAAAGGTGTGTCCAAAGAAACAAAAGAGGATACTATTATGCAAGAACTACCAACGGTAACTACCAGGTCCATAGACTTGTAGCTAGTGCTTTTATACCAAATCCAGAAAACAAGCCAGAGGTAAATCATAAAGACTTCAATAAACAAAACAACTCAATCGAAAACCTTGAATGGGTAAGTCATAAAGAAAATATGAGACATGCTATTGATAACGGGAGGATTGCTCTACTGCCAAAAGACAGCGGAACAAATCTAAAATACACCAAAGAACAATGTCTAACGGTAATATCACTAGTTGAAAGTGGGCTTACATACAAAAAAGCTGGAGAACAAGTTGGAATGCCGTATTCAACAGTAGCTCACTTAATCACAGGGAGGAGGAGAAGTTATGCGAGTAAAATCAATCAAAAAAGTTGAGCCTAGGAGAGTTTACGCAGTGCAAACGTCTACAGGCACATTTATAGCAGATGGATTAGCTCATCACAATTGCAAACGCTGTAATATTTTTCTCAAGGGAAACTACACCTCATATGCTTTGTTCATGATTAAAACCTACGGTTACTCAAAACTACAAGAGCTTGACCGACGCTCCAAATCGACGGAGAAAATCTACACATACGAATTGATAGAGAAGATTGAATACTACAAAGCAAAAGTAAAAGGGGTTGAGAGGGTGCTTCGTGAAACGAAAACCAATGACTAACCTAGTCGTATGTTCAAACTACAAGATATTCCGCAGATACTGGGAGAGTTTCTACAAGGACAATCCACAGTTCAAAAGAGGAACGCCAGAGATTGGCTTTATATGGTTGGACAGCTCAAACCGAGATGTCCTCAGCCGATTTTCGCTAAATAGAAAAGCAGACCACATACATAGACGGGGTAGAGATGTTAATATCATATTCTTAAAGTGGTATCAGCCGACTAATCCCAAAACGCAGTATTACATCAGGGAGGCTTGGCTGTATGTATACTCAGAGTGGAAGACGTTTGGTCGTCCAATCGTGTCGGACAAGTTATTAAATACAGATGGCATTGACGAGCAGTTCAGCGCGTTCACGATAACAGACGCAAAGAATATGTTATTTTAAGAATAACCGTTGACAACATAAGCACGATAATATAAACTAATAATATGAACAACACAAACACCACCACCTTTATATCAACCAGAGCTTGGGTTCGTGAGAAGCAACTCAAAGAAAAACAGGCTCTAAAACGCCGTGAGAGGCTCTGTAACGCTGTTTACGTCGCAAAATTGGTATTCACCAGCTTGGCGATTTTGGTAACGCTGTGGGCTACTATATGGCTTTGGTACTTTGCAACATCGTAATTACAAGATAGAATAGATTTGACAGTAAAACTAAAATTTCGTGTACGAAAGGAAACCACTATGTCAAAACTTTCAGCAATCAATTCAAATCAAAATGATACGTTCGGTGCAGCGTCTGTATTGTCGTCGATATTCGCGTCGTTTGTGCTGCTATCCAATATCTTAAGCACTAAAATCATAAACATAGCGGGGTTAGCAAATGACGCAGGCACTTTAATTTACCCATTTACATTTGTAGTCAAGGATATTATTCAAAAGAAATACGGCAGGGCGGCTGCGCGGCGTGTTATCTGGACTACCTACGGCATTCTAGCATTTGCTTTTCTGTGCCTATGGATTGTTGGAAAAATCCCACCAGACGCGTCATGGGCTAACCAGGAAGCTTACGACGCAGTATTGACACCTTTTGGTCGTTTAGTGGTTGCAAGTATCATTTCTGGTATTATCTCTGAACTTCTCGACACGAGAGTGTTCAGTTACTTGTGGAAGAAAACGCAACAAGTCTGGGTAGCTTTAATCAGCAACGTTGTAGGAATTGCCGTTGACACTGCTTTATTTGCTCTAATTGCATTTTACGGCGATTTGCCTGTTGAAGCGTTGTGGGGTGTGTTCATCACCAATATGATTATGAAACTAGCACTATCGTCGTTAGCTGCGCCAAGTATTTTATTAGTGAAGCCAACAGCGAAAGAGCTTGTATAAACAAATAAAAAAATAGAACGAAAAGAGAGTTAGAGAATGAAAGTCCCTCCTTATGACGAGTGAGATACTATCTTACAAACAACTTTTCGAACGCGTACCTTGGTGAAGCTTTTTTGCGTGATAAAATAAAAAACTTGCTTGTATCTTTTGCTTCGGCGACAGGCGCTACTCTCGAACAGAAAATCGAAAATGCTGTAAAAATGTTGAAGATGTTTCGTCCAGACACCAATATAATCATTGATTCTGGAGCGTTTTCAGCGTGGAATAGTGGATATCGAGTAGACAGAGACGAGCTACTGCATTTTTACAAGGAAATTAAAAAAGAGTTCCCGCACGCAAACTTTATAAATCTAGATGTCATTCCTGGCGAAAAAGGGCGCAAACCGACAGAGAAAGAGGCAAACTTAGCATGTCAATTATCCTGGGAGAACTTCCTGTGGTTCAAACAGAACGGCATAATGACCTTACCAGTGTTTCACGAGGACGACAACTGGGACTATCTTCATATGATGATGAACGAAACTGATTACATCGCAATCAGCCCAGCAAACGACTCCAGCACTAAGAGACGTATGGTCTGGTTGGATAGAACGTATAGTATCTTGAAAGCCGATTATAAAACTCACGGGCTAGCAGCCACTTCTAAAAAACTACTAGAACGCTACCCGTTCTATTCAGTTGACAGTATTAACTGGAAAACAGTTATTATGTTCGCAAACCAACATAGTTTGAACGGTGAACGAACACTACCTCGTCATATCGTCTCTCAATTAGCAAAAAACCCTAACACGATAACACAGTTAGTAAACGAGGAAATCACGAAACAGATAAATTTAGAAAAGTATATCACTAAGCTATGGGCTAGTCGTGGTGTAAAATGGGAGTGAGGCAATACTACTATAAACTAAACAAACGAAAGGAAAGAATAGATGAAAACGAAACTAAAAACGAAACTAGATAAGCAATTTGACCTTAAAAGGGTTATTAAAGTACCGATTGAAAACATAAGAGTAAACACGTGGAACCCAAAAGAACCCAATACTCCAGAATACGAAAAAATAAAGAAATCTATAAAGATAAACGGCTTAAAAGGCTTTATAGCTGTAAGACTAAACCCTCAAAACGGAATTGACTATGAAATCTTAGACGGACATCAGAGATTTACAGCAGCAAAAGAACTAAACTATAAAGAAGTTTACGTTTACAACGAGGGCGAAATCGACGACAAAACAGCTAAAGAATACACAATCTGGTGGCAGCAGCAAGTGCCGTTTGACAGAATACAGGAAGCTTCGTTAGTAAGTGAGCTCATAAAAGAATATGGAGACTATGAAAGCCTGCCATACTCAGACGCTGAAATAGGCGAAATGAAAATGCTATCAGAGTTCTCATTTGAAGAATACGAAGACGCACCAGACACCGAAAAAGACAAAGACTATAAGCTTACTTTTGTGTTCCCAGATAAAAACGAAGCGCACATGATAGCTGACTTCTTTAACGTAGCACATAGCAGCAGAGAAGACTTATTGATTAAGCTGGTGCAGACACAGAACGAGCTACATCACAAACAATAGAATAAAGAGAATAAAGCATAAGAATAAATACAAAAGCAAAAGGAAACGAAAATGACAGCAGGACCTCCAAGAAAATACAACTCTAAAATGCACACAAATATAATAGCTGCTCACCAGCGTGGATTAAACGTAGAAGAAGTGTGTCATCAGGTAGGAATTTCAAAAGATACGTATTACAGATGGCTAAAAGAATACCCCAAATTAACGGACGATATAAACAGAGCTAAAACATTACTTATCCGTAAAAGCAAAGAGCTGCTCATGAAAGCTATATCTGACGGCGACATAAGCACGGCTAAATGGTATCTTGAAAGAAAGGCTAGAAGTGAGTTTGCAAGCCAATCTAACCAAACTATACGCCTTACTAGCAGCTTGTCTGAACTATCAGATGAAGAGCTGGAGAAGATAGCCAATGCCTCAAGAAACAGTAAATAGCGCACAAAGTGTACACGGCACAGAGCTAGAGCGTATTTATGCGCAGATTGAATTGGCAAGGCGTAGAAGCAAAAACGTAAAAGATGGGTTTAAGTGGTTCGTGAACAATGTGTTCAGCGCTAGTTTTCCACGGTTCATAACTGGGCAGTTCATAGACGATACGTGCGACCATATGCAGCAGCATGACTGGACAATGGACGTTACTGCCCGAGACCACTTCAAATCCACAAGATTGTACGCTGAAATCATGTACGACATATTCACAGCAGAGCAAAACGTTGAAATGGTGTATTTCAGCTATTCCATGGACATGTCTAGATATCACCTTAAAAAAATCAAGCAGATGATAATGGACAACCCGTTCTTTAAGATTGTTACCGATAATAAACGCTTGTCTGAGGGCGTTTTGGACTACACGAATAGTCAAGGAGCGAACCTCACGTGTACGCCGTCTGGACTATTGATATTTAAGCGCGGTATTCATGCTGACCGAGTGTACATAGACGACCCCCTAAAAGACCCAGAAAACAAACTAGCCCCGACAGTAATCCATAAAATCAATGACGTTATGAAACTCCAGATATACGCTATGGTGAAGAAAGACGGGAAATGCAGGGTAGTGGGAACGCCACAAACGTATTCAGACTTTTTCTTTGACGAGGGACTGAGAGAGAGATTTGACGTGGTTATCCTAGACGCGATGAAAGACGAAGCCAACAGAATAGCTTTATTCCCTGAGTGGAAATCCTTTGATGAACTAGAAGCTATCCGAAGAACAATCGGTGAGAAGTCATTTAACCAGGAGTACCGTGCTAAGCCATCATACTCTGAGGACAGCTATATCACACGAAATGAACTCATGACGTGTATTAACCCATCTTTAATCAATCAAGCGTCTTACAGCGGCTCTCACGACGTTGTAGCAGGGTATGACATAGGCAAGCACACACACCCAGCACACTTTTCTGTATTCGAGATGTGGGAAGACAAAGACGGAACGCACTATAAACAATTATTAAGCAAATGGTTAGACGGTTGGGACTATAAGAAACAGCTGGAATATCTCACCCACGCGATTGAACTGTACAAGATAGATATTCTACGCTACGACGACACCAGAGGAGAGTTTGAAGGCTTCAAAGAGCAAGGCTTAATTCCAAGAGAAATGAAACCCGTACACTTTAGTATGAAGTCCAAGAACGCCATGGCAGTATCAATGCAGACAGCAGTTTTAAGTGGTAACCTGGAGCTTATTAACGATACAAGACAGACCGACCAAATCCTAGCCGTAACCTCTGACCTACAAGCCTTTGAATCAGTAGAGGGACACGGAGACAGTTTCTGGAGTAATGCACTAGCACTATGGCAAGAGAAACAAAGGGAATACCAGATAAGAGTTTTGTGATTTATAATGAGAGATGAAAGATGAAAATAAGGGAAAATAAAAAGGGAAACGAACGATGAGAATGCGAAGAGTGATAAAGAACTTAATAGGGGGGACAGCGTTCCAAGACGTACCTCACATTGACCTGGACAAATACTTGACTGGAGACTTCACCAGTGGAAGCTCACGTATGAACAACTACTCATCAAAACGCTCACAATTGAGAGCTAACATAGGCTGGGTGTTTGCTGCCAACAGTGCGATATCAGAAGAGTGTGCCTCAGTGGAGTTGAAACTATACAAAAAGAGAAAGAATGGCGACCGAGAGGAAATCTTTGACCACGAAATCCTAGACTTACTGAAGAGACCGAACGGCTGGCTCAGAGGCTCACAGTTCTGGAGCTTGTACTATCAATACATGAACCTCACAGGAGAAGCCTACATTCTGAAAATGCGGAACGGGGAAATCATGGATGTTGCCTCTGACCAGTTACCACATGCCTTACACGTTGTACCGTCTCACCTAGCAAACTTGAAACTGGGGGACAGCCGAGAAGACAGTGTGGTGAACTTCCTAGGACACGATATCCCTCTTGATTGCTTTATCCGAGATATTAACCCAGACCCAGACAATCCGTATCAAGGTAGAAGTATCATCAAAGCTTCAGCCATGGCGTTAGACACGGACTACCGAATGCGAGAGTGGAACAGGGGATTATTCGCCAACGCAGCACGACCATCAGCTGTACTAGAAGTACCAGACGTAATGACCGATGAAGTCTACCAAAGATTAAGCAAGCAAATGGACGAGGCTCATGCGGGCAGTGATAACGCCTTTAAGCAGATTATCCTGGAGGGTGGAGCTAAGTTAGTGCCGTACTCTCTTAACCAGCAAGACCTAGACTTCCTAGAATCACGGAAGTTCTCCAAAGACGAGATATTCGCTATGTTCAGAACCTCACCGTCTATCGTAGGGATGACCGAAGATGTGAACCGAGCCAACGCTGAAGCTCAAGACTACACCATGGCAAAGCGCGTGGTGTTGCCACGAGTGAGAGGACTGAAAGAGTTATTGAACGTTGAGCTGGTGGAGAAATACGACCCAGCACTAGAGATTGACTTTGTGAACCCAATCCCAGAAGACAAAGCCCAGGAGTTAGCAGAGGACGCTCAAGGAGTGAACAAGTGGTTGACGATTGATGAAGTGAGAGAGAAGCGAGGACTGCCACCGTTAGAGAATGGAGCAGGAGCGGTTCTGTATCGACCTTTGAACGAAGTGCCGATTGACATGTTGACAGACATAGTAAAACCAGAGACGGAAGCCCCACAAGAGAGCGAAACCCCAACAGAGGAGGGTGAGAAGAGCCAAAAAAAAGATGAGGACGAGCTGGAAGCAATAGGCGAGGCGAAATCCGTCTTGTACACCCGACAGGCGAGACAGTACGAGAACCTCATTCTAAGAGCCTCTAAGGCGATGTTTAACGCACAGAGGGAAGATGTGTTGAAATGGTTGCAGAACGCCCTCAAAACGTATCCTACAGCCTCACAGAAGCAAAAAAAGGAAATGCTGGACGACATGGCAGACTGGGAGAAGTACCAATCAGAGTTTGCAGCGACAATGAAACGGATATACGCCATGATAATCGAGGAGACGGGGAAAGACGCACTGGACGCACTCAATCTGAACGACGATATCCTATTCGACCCAATCAGTCTCAGGATACAGAGGTTCTTGGAGACCGAGCCGCTGAAAGCCTCCACCACCATCACCGAGGAGACCAAGAAGCAGATACGGGCAGCATTGTCTCAGGGAATGATGAACGGGGACAGTCTCCATGAATTAACTGAGAAAGTAAATCAGATATTCGGATACGCAGCACAAGACCGAGCCTACAAGATAGCAGAGAGCGAGACCACGAGAAGCCAGGGCTTTGCAGATGTGGAAGCGTGGAAGCAGTCGGGACAAGTAACCGCCAAACGCTGGTACACATCAAAAGACGAACGAGTGTGCAAGTTTTGCGGGACTATGCACAACAGGACAGTCTCAATTGACGACAATTTCTATAACAAGGGGGACAGTATGGTAGTGCCGAGAGAGAACAAGAGCGACGCCGTATTGAACTTTAACTATGAGGATATCGCCCACCAACCGCTACATGTGAGGTGTCGCTGTGTGCTACTACCCGTGATGAAAGATTTGTAGTATCATAAACGTAAGAAAAGGAACGAAAGAGAACAAAAAACGAACGGAAACAAATATGAGAAAAATCACCAAACTATTCACCTCAAAATCAGTCTCTGTCAACGAGAAAGAGCGAACGGCTCAGTTTATCATCTCTGACGACCAAGTTGACCGTATGGACGAGATAGTCGAGCAGAGCTGGGACACAGGTAACTACGAGAACAACCCGATAGTCTTATGGGGACACAACCCATCAGAACCAGAGAACGTCCTAGGAACGTCACTGGGATTAGAGACAGAGAAAGGCGACGACGATGTAACACGCACCACATCTACCGTGAAGTTCAGTGAAGAGGGACTAAACCCGAAAGCTGACATGGTGTTTAACCAGATTAAAGCTGGTATTCTTCGTACCGTGTCTGTGGGCTTCATACCTAAGACCTTTAAGACGAGCGATGACAAGAAAGATATTCTAGCCGATAATGAACTCCTGGAGTTCTCTATCGTGCCTATTCCTGCCAATCCACGTGCGGTAGCGTTAGCATTCAAAGAGGGTACTATTTCACGTAAAGACGCACGGTTCATGATTGATTCTATGAACAAAGAGGCGCAACTGTTGCAAGAAGAGTTAGATAGTGATAAAAATAAAGAAGAACAAGAAAGGAAAACAAAAACAATGAGCGACGAAGACATTCAGAAAATCGCAGAGGCAATGAGTACAGCATTCAATGAGGCGTTTGCCCCAGTTATTGAAAAACTAGACGCAATCGCTGACAAGGTCGGTGCAGAGGACAACGAAGACAGCGACAGTGAAAGCGATAATAGCGAAAACCAAGACGGCGAAAAGCAGGCGAAATCAGAAGCTGAAACAGCTAAAGAGGGCGAGAACGACCACTCTGGTGCTGATGAGGTAGATGAGGACACCGAGCTAACTCCGGAGCAAGAGGAAGAGTTTGCGAAAGAGTTTGAGAAAGCCCTCAAGGAAGAGCAAGAAAAATAGGAAAACAGAAAGAAAGGAAAAGACAATGGGAATGACCATTAAAGAGCTGGCAGCTAAAAAGGCTAAAGAAGCAGCAGCAGCAGCCGCAAAAAACGCAGTCGTGGGTAAAGGTGAGGAAACCAAAGAAGCAGACCGCGAGAAAGACTTGAACAGCCGTTTCTACAAGGCTTTGGCAAACAAAGATATTGCGGAACTGAAAGCTTTGAACGAAGAGTTCGAGAAAGACTACAAAGCTAAAGGACAGAGCGTTGGCACTGACGCAGACGGTGGATACCTTGTCCCGACGACTTTGGACACTCAGATTCGTGAGAAGCTCCGTGTATTAAGCCCTATCCGCCAAATCGCGACGGTTCTGTCGAACATGCCAGCAGACTTAACTCTGCCGCTTGAGGGTACGTTGCCAACCACTTACTGGGTAGGTGAGGGTGTTGCCCCAACGGAGAGCAAGCAGACCTTTGACATTGCTAAGATGAAAGCTCACAAGCTGGGTGGCTTTGGCAAGTTTACCCACGAGAGCTTGGTTGACACAGCTACTACTCCAAGTCTTCAGAGTTTTGTGGCTGACCGCTTCGCACTGAGCTTGGCTATCAATGAAAACGCAGCATTCGTTGGCGGTGATGGTACTAACAAGCCGTTTGGCTTCCGCAGCTCAAAAATTACCCCTGCTGAACTGGCACAGGCGGGCGCGGCACTGGCTTGGGACGACTTAGTGAAGTTGACCTTGAAAGTGAACGCAGCGTACCGTGCAAACTCAGTCTTCGTCGTAAGCACTAAGGCACTTGGATTGATTATGACCTTGAAAGACAACACAGGTCGCCCAATCTACTTGCCAAGCTTGACCGAGGGTACACCTGCTACTCTGTTAGGACGACCAGTATATGAAGTCTCTGAAATCCCAGAGAACTTGGGTACTGGTACTAACGAAACCGAGGTGTGGTTCGGCGACTTTAAGAACTACCTCATCGGCGACCGTGAAGCTACCCGTATCAAGTTTGGTACGACTGGCACAGACCTTGAGAGCGACAAGATGTCTCTGGTTATCTTCAAGAGAGTGGCTGGTTTACCAATCATGAGCGAAGCCTTTGCTAAGTTGACCAAGGTTAAATAGTAGGTAAGTAGTAAGGTAAGAGAGGAGAAAGCTATGTTGGTAAAGTTCAATGTCGATATCTACCCATACTGTAAGGGCGATGTGGTGAAGCTGGACGGTCGTGAGAAAGCACGCGTCGATGAAGCAGCAGAAGCACGCGATATCGCTACGCCGTATGTTGAGGTGAAAGCTGAAGAGAAAGCAGCAGAAAAGAAATAGTGAGGAAACTCACCGAGCAGAAAACTGTCCATTGCGGGCAGTTTTTTGTGTGGCAGAAACAGTGAAGAAACTGCTATAATCAGAGGAAAAGTAACCCAGGAAAGGTGGTAATGACATATGGGAGCAATCACGGTAGAGAAGTTAGAACAAATTACTGGAAAGACATTCTCTGCGGAAGAGAAAAAACGTATGCAGTTGCACGTGGAGGCAGTGAATAGGTGGATTGAGGGCTATACTGGACGGGTGTTCGGAGACAAGAAGACTTTTGAAGTAACACTGGACTATGACCCTGTGGTGTTTCTACCTCATGTGGACATTAAGTCGATAGAATGCGTGGAAGTGCGAGGAACGAAATTAAAAGAGTTTAGCTGGAACTCTCAGGGACGAATTGTGCTAAGTACAGTGGGGACGTCGTTCAAGGGCGACCGTGGGGATTATGACCAAGTAAAGGTGAAATATACAACACAGTATGACGACGGAGAAGTGCCGATGGACGTATTATTAGCAGCTTCTCAGATGATTGAGGACAACCTGAGCAACAAGAATGGCTCTAAGACCATTTCTAGTGCCTCCACAGGCGGTTATTCCATAACTTACGGTTCTGGTACAGGGAATACATCTAGCGGCGCTCAGAGCGGCTCTGGTGTGGGCGAGCAGGGAAGCGTGGCGATGATATTGAACGCGTATCGACTAAGGAGAGTGTGATGTTGTTGCTGAACCACAGCGCGAAAGTCTTTAGGAAGACCCAGGTGGGGACGGGAATATCCAGAAAGTACGGTGATAATCCTGTGAGTGTGATTAAATGCCTAGCCCAGCCCATGTCTGACAAAGACGCAGTGGCGAATGGATACGAGATAGGGCAGGCTTATACGGTGTACTGCGACGTGAACGCAGACGTGAAGTCGGGCGACAAGCTGGAAGTGATAGGCATGACGATGTACGTGCAGGGGATTAAGCGGTATGTGAACCAACCCCCTGTAAGCCATTTAGAGCTTGCCTGTACGTCCACAGAGGGAAAATGATATGCGGGTCAAGATTGACGACAGAGCCTTTCAGACAGCCTTAAAACGCGCCCCAGACACTATTAAGCAGGGAACGCACTCAATGTTAGAGCGCGCTGGTATCCAAACACAGGGGATTATGCGCAGGAGAGTGAATGTAGGCGTTTCGGGAGAACTCAGGAAGTCAATCAGGTACTCATTCGAGAACTTTTTAACCATATCAGTGTATCCAGCAGCAAAACACGCTGCCCCTCATGAGTACGGAACGAAACCGCACTGGGTGTCCGTAAAGAGAGGAACGCCCCTGTATCAATGGTCGAGAATGAAAGGTATCAATCCCTACGCAATGCAGCGAGCGATTGCCAAAAAAGGAACGAGACCGCACCCGTACCTTAAGAGGACGTTATTAGACGTAGACGGCGAAGTACTAGACGACTTTAACCGTGGAATGAATAGGATTATAGAAAAGATATTGTGAAAGGAGAAACATGCAGTTCATAACCAAAGATATCAAGAACTCACTCATACGAGCCTTGAAAACCCTCAAACCAACAGAGAACGGCACAGAGATACAAGAAGTAGCAGGTTCGAGCTTCCAAGTGTTCGAGGCTTATCCCTCAATCCGTGTCCTACCAGATGATGTAGACAATGAGACCGAGACTAACCGTAGCGACGAGAGAATGGCAAAGTTCACCCTCTTAACCCACATAGAGATGACAGAAACTCCAGAGAGCGAGGAGGAGGCGTACAACACTATGTATGACCTACAAGACCTCATTATGGACAAACTCCAAGAGTATGACTGGGAGAACCTGGTGAACGTGCTACAGACACAGGTTACGTATGGCGGTTACGAGTTACTAGAGATGAACAACGGCATTAACCTGATATTCAGAATGACCGTGACTGTTAAATATTCCCGCAAAGTGTAGTAAGATAAGAATAAAGAAAAGGAAAGAGAAAAACATGGACGAAAAGAAAAAGAAAGATATCCCACAAGAAGTAATCACACCTAAACGGAAATACTTTATGCCAGAGAGTGGCAAAGTAGTGGAAGCAGAGAGCTTAGAACAAGCAATTCAAGAAGATAAAAACGAACAAAAGGAGAACAAGTAATGGCAGAGTTTATTGGTAGGCGAGTATCAGTCGGTGTAGGAACTGAAACCACCCGAGGCACAGCGGTAGCACCAAGCTATTGGTTTAGGCATTTATCATTGAGCTTTGGACGTAAAACCACGGCTATTCAAAACGAAAGTGCGATGGGACGCGTTGAGAAGATTAACGACTCAGCAATCGTGTCTCAGTGGGCAGAGGGGCAGTTAGAGGGTAAGGTAACCGACATCGGTGTTGGTTATTTATTAGCTAACATCTTTGGCACGGTGAGTTCAAAGAAGAAAGCGGACGACGCTACCGTGTATGAACACTCATTTACTGTCAATCAGCTACAAACGCCGCCGACTATGACCATTGCACGGAAAGACCCTAACTCTGACCGTCGCCACGCCCTTGGTACTTTGAGCCAGATGGAACTGTCCGTGGAAGCTGGCGACTGGGTGAAAGTGAACTGCGATATCTTGGCAAAAATGGGTACAGACACCTCAAACACCGTAGCATTTATCGAGGAAAACGAGTTCACCAGCCGTAACCTGTCTGTAAAGATGGCAAACGATGAGGCAGGACTGGCAACCGCAGCTCCAGTGGCATGTAAGAGCTTCAAAATGACGCTGAATCGCAACGCAACTACATACCTAGCATGCAACGATTCTATCGACATCACAGACATCCATACAGGCGCATACGAGCTTACAGGTGAAATGGTGCTGATTTACACCAACCAGGATTGGGAGAATAAGTACTACAACAACACCGCTCAAGCTATGGAAGTGAACATCGAGAACAAGCAGGTGCAGATTGGTACGAAATCGCACCCAGGCTTGAAGATTAAAGCACCAAAGGTTCGTGTAAGTGAATGGAGTACGTCAAACGACCTAGACGCAGTCATTGAACAGACGTTGTCGTTCAGCATTGAATTGGACGCAACCAAGGGCAAAGCAATCGAGGCAATCTTGACCAACACTAAAGCAGACTACAACGCTTAAAGAATAAGGAGGAATATGGGACGTTTAGCGCTTAACAAGAAAGTAGACATCGGCAAACTAATTGACGGCTGGGACGGAGCTTACGTCATCGTCTCGCCAATGCTGACCAAAGACATGGCAGAGTTCGCCAACTCAAACATTGACGAGGCAGACAAAGCTCAACTGTCCGCTCAAACGCTAGAGTGGGCTAAGAAGAAGTTTGTGCGAGGCAAGGTCTATATTGAGACCGAAACTGGCAAAGAGTTGGTGGACATGCAAGTGGAAGACATCGATGAACTACCATTCGTAGTAGTTACCGAGATTTTCTCTGTCTTAGTAGGAAAAGACTTTGACCCAAAAGCTTCAGCGACGGCTCAGAGCGGCGCACTAGAGCCAACGAGCGTCGCAGCCGTTACAGGAGCGCTATCCTAAGAGGCGTTCAAATCCCTCAAGAGTTTGCACAGGAAATCCAGGGCGTAACCTATCGAGAGCGCCTTGGATTGTCGTATCAGGAGTATTTGGAAGAGCCATATGAAGAAGTGGAGCGGGCTTTATATATCTGGAAGCTGCAAGATGAGCGTGATAAACTAGAACAAAAGAGAGCTGAACAGAAACAGCGATAAAAGAGAACAAAAAGAGAACAAACATGGCAAGTAACAACAGCGTTAAAATCATCATCTCAGCACACGACAGTGCTTCAGAAGTCTTTGCCAAGTTGGCGGCTGCCTCTAAATCAGCTACTAACGAGGTGGAGGCGAGTTTTAAGCGTCAACAAGCCGCGGCTGGCAATGCTCATAAGTCTTTCCGTGATTTTCTGACAAACACTCAATCGGGACTGTCGAGAATGGCAACAGGACTAGACGGGGCAGCGTCAAAGGTTGGTTCATTCTTAAAGGGTATAGCAGGTGTGGCGGTTACGGGTTCAGCTGGGTTCTTAGCGATGGGCAAGGCAGCCTTTGAGCAAGTAAGGAATGTGGAGAACGCCTCATATGCACTGAAAGCCTATGAAAAAGACGGGAACGCCGTCAATAAAGTCTTACAGGATTTGGTGAAATACGCGAAAAGCGACACTGGTGTCTTGTTCAATCGTTCGGACTTATTCGCGGCTGCTTCTACCTTAAAGATGTACGGTCAGGAAACAAGCACGTTAGTCGATAAGGTGAAAATCCTGTCCAAGGGCGTATCTTTGGGCAAAACGACGTTTCAGGAATTATCGTCAATTCTTGGGCGCGTTGCTGCGACTGGAAATCTCGACGCGGTTACTTTTGACATGCTTGTCGAGAGAGGTATCGGTCTTGATAAATCACTTCGTAGCACGAAAATCAGCAGTGAAGAGTTGTTCAAAGCCTTAGACAAAGCCTTGCCAGACAGTCTCTTGGAGGGACGGGCTAACACCATCGACGGCGCTTTAATCCGTGTGCAGTCTGCTTTTCGTAACCTAGGTATGCAGATTTTGGGCGTGGACGCAAACACAAATAAGTTTATTGAGGGCGGAGCTGGCGACAGATTGATGAACTTAATCCGCGACTTGACCACAGAGATGAGCAAGCCCGAGATGAAACAGGCGATGAAAGACCTGGGCGACCAGTTGGCAAAACTAGCAGAGGAAGTCATACCGAAAATACTTGACGCTCTTAAATGGTTAAGCGAGAACTTTGACAAGGTCGTGTTAGCCGCTAAAATCGCCGCTGGAGCGTTTGTAGCGTTAAAGGCGGCAGCATTGGGTCTCAAGACTATAAACACCGTTACAGGCGTTATAAAGGGCTTACACGGGGCATTTTTGAGTTGCCAGACCGCGGCTGATGGATTTAAGTTAGGCATGGAGGGTATTACAGGCGCTTCTCAGGGGGTTACTTCGGCGAAAATCGGCACTGCGTTCGGCGTGATAGCTGGGGCAGTCAAGAAAGCAACAATCCAGGTCGTGAAGTTGGGAATTGCATTCGCGACTAACCCTATAGGTGCGACAATCATCGCCGTTACAGCGCTAGTTGCTGGGTTTATTTGGTTGTGGAATAACGTTGAGGGGTTCAGAAACTTCTTCATAGGCGTTTGGGACGGAATTAAAAATGCTGTGGACGGCTTCGTAGAAGGGTTTAAGAATGTATTCAACGGGGTTGTGAATTGGATTAAAGAATGGGGACTGACAGTGCTAGCCGTGCTGTTCTTCCCGTTCTCTCTCTTGCTTGGGTTCATCATTTCGAAATGGGACGAGATATCCGCATTCTTCAGTGGTGTAGCAACGTGGTTCGCGGACTTCTTTAGAGGGGTGTGGGACACTATTGTTGCTATCTTTACCCCTGTGGTGCAGTTCTTCTCAGACATGTTTAGCCAGGCTTGGACTGCCGTTTGCGATGTTTGGAACGCGGCAGCTGGGTTCTTTGGGGACGTTTGGAATAAGGTGGTCGGTATATTCCAGGTTGTCGGAACTTGGTTCGGAGACAGGTTCAGAGAAGCTTGGGAGGGCATAAAGCGTATTTTTGCGCCTGTCGGAGAGTTCTTCGGAAACATGTGGAATACGATTGTCTCTAAGTTCAAAGACATCGGTAAGATGGTGGGAGACGCTATCTCAGGTGCGGTAAAGGGTGCTATCAACTGGCTGATTGATAAGGCTGAGGGTTCTATCAACGGCTTCATCGGTTTAATCAACGGTGCAGCTGGGATTATCAACCACATTCCAGGAGTTCATATCCCGAGAGTTCCCGAAGTTCACTTTAAGCGATTGGCAAAAGGTACAGAACACGCTGAGGGCGGTCGATATCTGGTCGGTGAAAACGGACCTGAGATGGTTACTCTGCCGAGAGGTGCTAAGGTTATGCCAGCCGAGCGCACAGCGCGCCATCTGGAGAATAATCAGAAGAGAGGCGACATCAATATCAACATAGACGCAAAGATATATAAAGACACCGACGCATATCAGTTAGCGTCAAGGATTGGATATCTAGTAAGCCAAGCATAGAACGGAAAAGGAGGGGGAATATGAGAGTATACTTAGATGATTTTGAACTGAACAGTGCAGAGAACCTTATGTACTTAGACGAGCCGATTGAGGGCGTGTCAGGATTGCCAAACATTCGCTCCGCCACTGGTGTGAACCAGGGTAGAGACGGTTCGTGGGTGTCCCGACAACTGTATGAGGGGCGCTATATCAGCTTTCAGGGTCGTATCTTTGGTGGTGAACCAATCGACGTGGAAAACAAGCGCAGAGAGCTTGTGAGTGTGCTACAGAGGAAAAGATTAAAGCTTCGTATCATCACTTATGCTGGTATGGAGTTCGCCACTGAAGTGTTTGTTATGGCTAACCAAATGCCTATTCAACGAGAATTAAACATAGCCAAGTGGAAGATTGATTTATTATCGGAAGACCCTCTATTCTATGACAACTCATCTGGAGAATTACTAGCCGTCATCAGCAAGACAATAGACGGAGGCTTCGATATTCCATTTGATATTCCATTCGATATCTCAGCGGGCAGCGAGCCGTCTGTCGTAACCAACTCGGGAAACGAAATAGTCTACCCTATTATCACTATCACTACCCCAGCGACTAACCCTAAGATAATCAACCGCACCACGAACAAGTTTATGCAGGTGATGGTTACAGTGCTAGATGGAGACAAGCTGATAATCGACATGCGAAATAAGACTATCACCCACAATGGATTGAACGTCTACGCGTTGCAGTACGAGGGTTCGACGTTCTTCGGACTTATCCCAGGAATGAACATAATGGAAGTGCAAAGCGACATAGGTTCAGAGAATACAAAAGCTGAGGTTCGATACCAGTCAGGGTTCTTAGGTATTTAAGATGAGGAGATACGAAATTGAAGTATGGAGCAAGAACGGTATCTTACTAGGCGATATCCGTCATCTGTGTTCTAACGTGAAGTGGGTTATGCAGAGAAACGCCCACGAAGTCTTAGAGTTCGATATAGACTTAGCAGAATACGAGGAATATATAGAGAAGATTGGCGTGATAGACAATCCGTTTTCATTTATGGACATTCTGTCCACAGATATTAGAGTAAAGCGAGAGGGCAAGTATTTATTCGGAGCTAATATTATCAAGTTTGGTTATTCACCAGATGGGGCTTCCGTAAAATTGACCGTATCTTGCACGGGTTACTTAAACTATCTGAAAGACCAGTATTTAACGATTGACTACGACAATACTTGGCAAGGTGATATCCTGTGGGGCGTGATTGAGCAAGTGCAAGCTAAGACTGGGAGTAATTTTGGGATTAAAAAAGGAAACGTAGCTCAAGGAATGAAGCGAGACCGACATTTCACGAAGAAGAACGTCAAGGACTTTATCCAGCAAATGACCAACGTGATTAAAGGACCTGACATCAAGTTCGACGCGGACAAGACTTTCCACTCATACGAGGCTTTGGGGAATTACCGACCAGATATTCGATTGGTGTACCCAGAAAATGTAGACTCATTTGCCTTTGAGAGGCGCGGAGACACGCTTTTCAACTTTATTCAAGGTTTCGGTTCAGGGAACGGAGACGACGCCGTACAAGCGTTCTCACGCGATTATCATTCTATGCAAGAGTTCTACCGTCGAGAGAAAGTCGTTACGTATAATTCAGTCGAGAGACTGTCCACCTTACAAGAACACGTGAATGGCGTGCTTCAAGCCGTGAAAGACCCGCGAGAGCTTCCGTCGTTCACAGTTCATGATGGGATATTAGACCTCAATGACGTAGGAATAGGCGACACGATTTATGCAGAGCTAGGAGGTTTCAAATCTCTATCTCACATTAAGGGTTATTACAGGATTGAAAAGATTGAGTGTTCGGTCGATGATAACGACGCAGAGACAGTCGATATCACGTTCGACGACATCAACATAGACGACATCATTGCACAGCAAGAGGAGGGGTAGTGAACAGGCTAAACGATATGCAGGAAATGCACTTGCAGAGGCGAATTGCTGCCCTGGAGGCTAAATTGATAGACCTCAAGATAACACCTCAGCCAACCTCTAACAAATCAGGGGTAAAAACGTATCTAAACCCAAAGGATACAGACTGGCAATTTTTCGAGTACACAGATTTTAACGGAGCGGTAACCACCACTGATACTGTCAATCTGCCAGCGACAGCGATTGGCTTTCTAAACAACATAGACGTTACTTGCGAGTTCCGCCCGCTCAACCAAAACAACCCTATAGTAATCCCATATCTGGACGCCCTGCTGAACAACTCTGCAAGGCTACAACCAGCTTACAACCCGAGCTTCGGGATTTGTATGATTGCTTCTGCTGGCGAGGCTTCCCTGCTGGCTAACAGTAAATTGAACTACCAAAACGATTTGACCAACTATTCTTTACAGAAACCAGTGTACAGGTGGAAATCGTCGTTTTACTGGAAGACGCCTCCAGGACAAGGTATAAGCTTGAAGTTTCGGTTCTTTGTGAGAAGTACGGATAAAGGTTCATTGAGGATGATGGTAAAAAGCTACCGTAATTTTTAGGAGGGGAAGATGATTTATAGAAACGACAACAGTTTGATAGAACGTCTACGCGTTTTACTAAGAGAAAGGGACGAACTGAAGAACCGACAGTTCATAGGCTCAAACCAGATTATGACGTACCCTCAGAGGTCGGATAAGCCTTGGGACATCTCTGTTACGTGCGACAAGAACGGACAAATCCCTGGTAGTAAATGGGGAGCTGCCATATTTTACGTTCAATCAGAGGGGATAGACCTAGTAGCAGACATAGCGATTGAGATTGACCGAGCTACGGAAGTGGATACTTATCCGTTTTCATTCCCATTAGACCCTACTAGGTACGGCGCGGACTTCATGGCTTGGTTCGTGCCTGTTTTCGGTAATCCAGCCACAGGTTATACGTTTAACATCAGGGCTACGGTAACGGCTAACGCCCCTGTTACAATTTGGGCAGAGAGGTATTGAAAGATGAGCAGATTAAACGAAGATAATGACTTGATATCCATTATCAAAGAGCTTGAGATGGATTTTAACGAGCTAAAGGGCAATCAGATTGTAGGCTCAGACGCGGTGCGGACGTTCAAGTCGCAAACCATGAAAGTGTGGGACGTAGAAATCACCTTGCCAGCTGGTGCGTTTGGACAACAATACAACTACATTGCCAGATTTACCCCAGAGAAGACACGAGACGGAAAGCAGCCAGCCTGTTTCAAAATCGCCGAAAACCACGAAGTCAAGACCTCATCGCAGTACCCGCCAGTACCAGATATTCTCATACTTAGAAAGCCGTCAACCTCGCAAGACTATCAAGACTTCGCCGTGAAACTTACACTGTCAGCAGGAGATAAGCAGACGACGCACAGAATAAAGTTTTACGCGTTATCTACTGGAAAGGGCAGCTTGACGCTGATATGATAGAGAAAAGAAAAGGAGAACAAAAATGACACGAAAAGTATTCAATATGAACGGGGGTAGGCACTCACAAGCAGCCCTCTCAGCCTTTATAAACGCCATGTACGGCACTTCAGTCGCGAATGGGTTAAATGTTACAGTCTCTGGCGGAACGGGACTTAAAGTGGTCGTAAAAGCTGGCACAGGCAATATCGACACTGGGCTGGGCTACGGACACATGGTTCAAGCAGACGCAGATGAGACTATAACTCTAGCGGCAGCCTCACCATCTCTACCACGAAACTCACTGATTGTCGGCTATATAGACAAATCCGTAACACCGACAACTACAGTTGTGGACAATATCAACGGCATTTTCAAGATTAAAGAGATTGCTGGGACGCCAGCAGCTTCACCGCAAGACCCGCCTGCTTCAGTCATTCAGTCCGGAGTGGGTGCGACCAACCCTTATATCATTCTTGGTCGAGTTCGTGTTGGTGCTAATGCTACGTCGCTTGCTCAGCCAATGATTATAGACATGAGAAAGCTAGTGGGCTTCCCTCTTAATGCGGAATACTTGGCAGATAAGTCTATCCACAGCGATAAATTGGCAGTTGGAGCTGTTACCCCGTCAGCAATTAACACGACAAAGTTCCCTATGTTCGCAGCTACCACGTCTGCTTGGGATAATCTTCAAGGCGGAGGTGTTTACGTCGTTAACTACAACAAGACGGAGTACGACACCGTCGGCATGTTTAATACTTCAAGCCACCAAGCAGTTGTTCCCCAAGACGGTATCTATACTGTCTCTGCCAAAGTGGCAATAACGTCGGCAGGCTATAATGCTGCTGCTACGGCGACAGCTATGGTGTACAAGAACGGAGCAATGCTAGAGGAAATGAGCCGTTTCGCTGGAAGTGGCAACGCACTTACTCTGGTTCGTCTGTCTCACACGTTTGATGTAAAGCTTAAAAAGGGAGACATAATAGACGTGCGCGCGTACTGTTCAGAAAGCCGAAACTATGGAGGACTGGCAACACAGAGTAGGTTCTCTATGCGCTTAATCGCGGAGATGGAGTAAGATAAAAGGAAGAGAAACAAAAAGAAAAAGAGGACAAAATGGCAAAACAGACAAATACAGAGCTGCTTCATGAGATTGACAAGAAAGTGGCAGTACTTTCGGAGGGGCTTTTGAGCTTAGCTCAGAGAATGACGAAATTAGAGAAAGCAATCGCAGAAATGCAGATGGTAACGCCTCAGTCTTTACAGGCTTATGTGGAACTGCATGCTAAAGAACATGAGTTTCTAAACAGTAAAATCAATGACCACGAGGACAGGTTAGACACCATCGAGGGGACAGAAAAGCGGATTTACAAAAATGTTACCGCAGTGGTAGTAATCGGCTTAGTCATGATGGTGCTGTCAAGCTATGGACTTGATAAGTTTTTTAGACCATAATAAAAAGAAAACAAAAGGAGAACAAAAATGGAACTAGAAAAAAAGACAACTCGCAAACTGTCAATCGCAGTAGGATTATTGGCGTTCGGCGCGTTCATTATCCAGGGTCTTGGTGATATCTGGGGCTTCCAGGCAATCGCGAAACAATTGACGGCGACAGCTTTGTTGGTCGCTGGTGGTGTGAACGTTTACTTCCTTGGTGTTACTAACCAGAAGAACAACCAAGACAAGAAACAGGCAAAAGAAACTGACAAGACGGAGGCTTAATCATGAAGAAATTAGCTTCCAAACTGAAAGAAATCGTTATCAATCGGCTAGATGTATTGATAGTCGCAAGCGTTATCATCATATCATCTGTGTTTTTAATCATAGGCAAACCCTCAGAGGACGGCAGTATCACACTGGACGGCTCAAAGGCGAAATACTCAAAGTCTACCGAAAAAGCCTTGTGTGAGCTAGCCAAAAAGCGTGAAACGGCGATTGCTGGCATGCTTGGTCTAGACGTACCGCAAGATAAAGGCTCAGGTTGCGACCCTGTGGACAAAGAATTAGCGCAGATGGGTTCTGGCGTCTACTACAAGACCGACCTATCAAGTCCTGCGGCGTTCGTCAACGCAATGAACGGGCGAGGCTTTAACGAGGGCTACGGTTTCCAGGCTCACTCTAAATATGCTATAATCAAGATGGCAGACGGTAGCGTTAAACGTGTTACCGACCTAAGAACTGGAGACAAGGTTATGAACTCAAGCAGCATAAAAGTTAATACTGTTAAAGATTTGTGGACAAGCGATAATAAAATCTATCGCATGCGTACTACAGCTGGCGATTTGATGTTGTCTGGTGAACACCCAGTGCTGGCTGTAAAAATGTCTCAGCACCAGAGTGACAATCTGCAGAGAGACCTCGCAACAAGCCCAGATAAATACAAAGGTAAATTCGCATGGACTAAAACTGAAGATATCTCAAAGTTTGACCGTATAGCTGTTACTATCCCAGCGTCAGGGACACGCTCTAGATTAACCGATTCTGAATTACGCTTGGTGGGTTACTGGTTGGGCGACGGCGATAAAGTCTACTACCACAAAAACAGCGACGCACATGGCTTTCGTATCACTTCAAATGACGAAAAGAAAGCGTTTATCGACAGTCTTGGTTTAGATGTTACTTGGACGAGACACTCTAACGGTAAAGCCTGGACTGGTACTATCCGCCCGTCAGATGAGCTACGCAAGGTACTGGATAGTCTTGGCAGGTATTCAAACGATAAGCAATTCCCATATAACTTCTCGACTGAGCAAAATAAATTAGTACTTGAGGGATATATAAAAGCTGATGGTCATGAAAAGCGAGCCAATAACTATGTAGTCTCATCAACTTCTAAAACACTGCTCACGCAAATGCAAGCGATTGCCTGGCAAAACGGCTATAATGCTTCAATTCAGCTTGTGCGGAGAGCTGGTACTGAAACTAACCTCGGCAAATCAAACTACGATTTATGGCAACTTAATGTGAACACGAAGCCGGTACGTAAGCAGATAACGTTTATATCTGGCGTACCAACAGTATCTGTTGTTAATAACGATATGCTAGATGAAGAGAAGACGTACTACATTGAAACTGATGGCGACCATACTTACATTGCAGACAATCACCAGGTGCATAACTGTGTGGCGGGCTTTAAGCAGTTTATGTTCAGCCTCTCAGGACGCGTGGTGGCGACCCGCACTGGTGGAGCGAGTGGATACGCTAACCAGGTCGGCGAAATCCAAGCACTCGGCTTTACATGGCACGCTGGGCAGGCTGGTATGAAAGATGGCGACTGGGCAATCTTTGGCGGTGGAACGTACGGACACGTCGCTATGTATTATCAGGGTAAGTTTTTCGGACAGAACCAGGGCAGTGGCAATATCTATGTTGGTAATGCGTTTAATTTGATGGATTTGGGCGGCTACCGCAACTCGATTATCGGCTACTATCGTCCAAATATCTGGAATGGCACTGCTAGCGCGCCAGCCGCTCCAGCAGCCAACTCAAAAACAGTGAACGACCAAGTTGTTGCAGATGTCTTGCGTGGTGTGTACGGCAGCGGCAATGACCGCGTATCACGGTTGCAAGCCGCTGGCTACAATCCAGCCGAAGTGCAAGCAGCCGTTAATTCACGTGTAGCAAGTACTTACCCACGTGTCCAGACACCCGTAGCACCCTCTGTAAGCTCATCAGCGTACGTTGTGAAGCGCGGGGACACTCTTGGCGGTATTGCGCTCAAGAATGGCTGGTATCGCTCTGTAAACGGCTTATATGGCGACTCAGGCTATGCCCAGGGATTGGCTAATAAAAACGGAATAGCCAACCGCGGACTAATATTTCCTGGACAAGTCATACGAAACTAGCTAAAATAAAGACGGTGGCTACTTTCTAGCGGTAGCTTCCGAAAACTCCGCGACGAGACCCTTTTTCTTTTTCTGGTGAGGGTCTCTTTTTTTATGAGAGTTTTCCACAACTCTAACTGGGGTAAACAGAAAAATATAGAAAAATAAGCATAAAACCATTGACAACGTAAGCACGGTTATGTATACTTATAACATAACCATTCGGTTACATATAAACTTAAACTCATACGGAGGATAAACGAAATGACAACGACTAAAAAAATTACTAAACGCGACATTGACAACATCCGAGAGTTTGCCCAGAGCGGTTACATCAAAACTGCTTCTGAATGGACTACTGGCTCTGGTCGCTACACCAAACGACGCTCTACACCAATCTTTACTAAAGAGTATACTCGTATGGACTTTATGTTGGTGGAGGAGGGCTATACGAAACTCTGGCAACTTACATATCAAGAGCGTATGGCGTACGATTACTTGAAAAATCACCCTCGCGTGCAACGTGTTTTGGTGATGGATTTTGAGAAAGTTCTAAACGCTCTTCACGGCGTTGAGGTCGAGTGCTAACAGAACCAACAACTAAACTAATAATTAACCTACGGAGAACTTAAAAATGTTTGTAGAGAAATACGAAATCTATCACAATGAAAAGCTAATCAAGACCATCGGTTATGACGAAAAGAACCGCCTAGAATCTGTGCTACTCGCTGGCGGTGAGACTATGACAATCGATGGCGTGGAATATAACGCGAGAGACCTTAAAATCAAAGACGCTGGTTATGCATACCACAGCAAGACTCCCGACGAACTGGCTGCTGCCTGGAAAGCTAAGAAGAATATCAAACTTGATGAGCTAAAAAAGGAGAATTGTTGAAAAAATAGTTGACAACATAAGCACAATTAGATTATACTTATAACATAACCATTTTAATAACCTGAAAGGGGCAAAGGTAATGAACAATTACTATAACAATCACTCAATAACCGAATTAACTCAAGAGGAGCTGTTTGAACTCATCGACATTATACGTGATGAGCTTGAGAACGAGGGCTACAACAGCTTTGTGAGCGCTCCTACGGCTTTGAAAATAGAAATGCGACAAATCCTCAAAGAAATCAACAGACGCGCTAAAATCGTCTCTGACGGCTTCCTGGACGCTATCACAATCAATCAACTGTTCTTTGAATAAAGGGCAAACACTAATCAAATCTCTAATCTAACGTAAAAGGAGAAGAAAATGAGCTACGGTAAAAAAGTCTCGATAAACAAAATTAAAATACGGGCAGTGGGAGGTCTTAAAAAAGAGGTGCTTGTCAAGCGCGACAAGAGAATAAACTTCAAAGAGCTTTACCAGATACGGTTCTTGTCTAATGGTATCGCAATCACTGTCAAAACCGCCTCTGCGAAAAAGGCAAAGGCAATCATCGAAAACAATAAAGACGCGGTGATACATCTTCATTCCGACCGAACTGCCTCGCAACTGTTCCTTGAGGCTCTGCTGAGACAAGCTCGAGGTGAAGAGGGAGTAATCGGATAAATGAAAACGGTTGATGTGATATCCAAAGTCGAGTTGAGGAAAATGAAGCTGTCCCGCGCGCCAACCAAAAGCCGTCGCGGAACTGTTCTGTGATACTTCCGAGAAACTACACGGTTGACGACTTAATAATCGCTTTACAAGCTGTCATGATTAACCCAGAATACGTCTATTTCGTGGACAGAAAGGAGAAAACCTACCACTTCATAAACCTAATAAAATCTAAAGAATTGATTGAGAAAGGAGAGAAGAAATGCAAGAACCAAAATCAGACACGAAACAAGAAAAGTTCGTAAACGCCGTGCTGTCGTCGTGGCGACTACCTTGGTACTTTGACGAGGGAAAGCTCTATAACAAACTACTCGTGAAATACAGGAATATGGGGCTGTCTGGCGATGAACTGAAAGAAAAAATTGCGGTCAAGCTGGAGGTGAAGCGCAAGAAACATGCTTTGGCGAGAATGAACGCTACCACAATCGCTAAAATCGCTGAAAGGATTTACGGCGATGACCAAACTAACTAACTTACTAACTAAATTAAAATCATGGTTCAAGGTTGAACTGGAAAGATTGAAAACACATGATTGGTAATCTTAGAGGAATGTCCCCAGAAGATATACTGGAACTTTTAACAGGCGGTGAGGACGCTATGAAAAAACAGATTCACGCAGAGATTGATTCTATGAGCTGCGCGCAATGTAGCGCTTTGGCTTGCCGTTTCATAGAGGAAATGGAGAAGCTCCAGATTGGGGATTTTGGTAACACACGCCCTGAGGCATACTTGGTCTTTGATAAAGAGAATGGCGAGGTGAACTCAGACAAAGCACCGCTAATCGATGGTCGTGCGCTGTGCAAAGACTTCAATCTGTCTAAAAAACAACTGAAGACGGTTTTGGCTGTGGCGATGATGGCTCAAGCAGCAGAGTTCGCAGTTGAGTTCAAAAAGATGGCTGTTGAAAAGGCTGAAAAGGAGAATAAATAAGGTGGCAGGAAACCATACAGGAGGGTTGAAAGCCCGAGACGCGAACTTGAAAAGAAACCCGAACTTCTACCGTGATATCGGCAGGATTGGGGGCAAACGCGGGAAGACTGGCGGCTTTGCTTCCGAGGCAATCGGCGATGATGGTTTAACTGGACGAGAGAGAGCCAAAGTTGCTGGTAAAAAGGGCGGTCTTATCAGTAAAAGAGGTAAATCTAAGAAGAACAAGACAGGACAAAAACCGAATGCCTAACGCGGTGAAAGAGCGGTCTGTCATTTACTTCAAAGCACCTCTGAGAATTGACGGCAGGTTGGTGGTGGCAATCCACCCTCAGAAGCTTGCGCTGGTCAATGAGATACGCATCTTGGCTTGCCGAAAAGATAACGGCAAGCCGTACTATCCTAACCCGTTGTATATCAGAGGGGAAGACGCTGTTAAATACCCTCTGAGACCCTCTGTGAACCATGAAGCGGTGTTTCTGTATGAAATACCCATTGACGACTTGAAAGAGCGTCTGGAGGGCTTAGATGAGGTCTCAGAGGGGTTTACAGATGATTAAGGTGGTGCGCTTTATGTCATTCTCTGAGTTCTTTGGCTTGATAGAGGGCAGGGAACTGGAGAACACCAAGAACCACAAAGAGGAAGATAAATCTAAGACGGCTTCTGGTCGATAGAATGGAAAAACCCAGTGGAAATCACCGAGAAAGTGAACAATAAACTGTTAAAGAAAGGGACAGAAAAATAATGGGAATGGGGCTTGACGAAATCTTGAGAAACGACAAGATGGCTAGAAAATGGCACTGTAAAACTAGGAAATACTATGATTATCTGTTGCCAGCTGGCTCTGTGCTGCTGGTGGAGCTGGACAAGAAAGTTTCGTGTGCAGAGTGCGGGGTGCAGTTTACTTTTGGCGGCATGTACGCTTCCCGCTTTATCCATAATCATGTCGGTATGGGCTACGCTGTGTGCGAGAGTTGTTATAACCGCGAATTAGAAGAAGAGGAGAAGTATAAAGATGAGCAAGCGTGATTTGTACATGAAAATCACTAAAGATGGCAGGTTTTGGGTAGCTGGAAGCGTCGTGAACACTCTTACAGAGGCGTTTGAGAGGTACGACAAGAAGCGAAAAGCTGGCGACCCAGAGGTATATCATCTTGAGGAAGAGCCTGTCATTCTAGCTGACGTGGAGAACAGTATGGAAGCCTCCGCTGGTGTGAGTGGCACGAAAGAATACATCACAGCATGGATAAAAGAGATATTTAGATTATCAGAAATGGAGTTGAAGTATGAATAAAACCACTAAACCTGTCCAAAATGACGAAAGCGTGTTCAATCTTCACTATGAAGTGGGCAAGCTGATTGGCAAGATTGAGATACTTGAGGACAAAATCAAGACACAAGAGAAAGCTCAAGAGCGTACAGCAGAGAATATCCAAGCTTTGTGCGCAACGATTGAAAACTTGAGCAGAGCGATTAAAGCTTTGGGAGACTACTGCGACAGGCTTGACAGGCGATTAGAGAGCCACGACATGTGAAACTGGAAAAATACCCGTCTTTCGCACTAAAACCCCGCAGAGGGCGTTAGAACGCGAAATAGCGGGTATTTTCATTGGAAGCGATAGGCGTTATAATCAAAGAGCGAATGGACGGTAAAAAGTTGAACGAAATGAGCTAGTCAGCCAATCTGTTCGCAAAACATCAATTTTTTACAGGCTGGCTGGCTTTTTTCGTGGAATAGGGGAAATCTATGTACGATTTTGAAAATCAAAGAGTTGTCGAGCCACCTCGGCAGTTTACTGGTGTCTGGATACCAAAAGAGGTCTTGCTAGATGACAGATTGACTGGTGCTGAGAAAATACTATACGCCGAGATAGCTAGTTTCGGTGATAAAGGCTGCTGGAAAAAATCTGAAGAGCTGATGAAGCTTGCGGGCGTAAGAACCTCTACTTTTCAGGCTTCCTGTCGTAAACTGGTGTCTCTTGGCTATATCACTCAAAAACGACAATTCAGCAGAATGGTGCGGTGGTCTAATCTTGGCTTCGGAGCAAGCTGTTCAACGCAGTGTAATTCACATCAACGTGAAACTCAACGCGTTGCACCCGTTAAAATTCAACGCGATGCACCCGTTAAAATTCAACGCGTTCATAAAGATAACACAAAAGATAACACAAAAGATAACACAACTACGGGAGATAAACTCCCGGCGGTTGATGGAAGCTTAAAAAAAGAAAAAGATGATGAAATTGCAAGGCTGTACTACCAAGTAATCAAAGCTCTGTCATTACCAGTGGCAAATCACAATGTAGTGAGGGCAAAGATAGCCGAGATGAAAAGGACGTACACAGAGCAGGTCTGTATTGATTATTTGACGTTTATGCGGGACAGGTACAGCAGCTGGGAAACAAAATACAAGCCACAAGTCAGTAACGCCCTGGACATTTACACGAAATCAAGACAAATCATGAGCAGGCTTTGGGAAGACAACAAAGAGCAGGAGGTCTTTTGATGTGGCAGATAACCACTCATGACGGCAAGACCTACACCATCACCCAGAAAGACCCAAACCGTATCAAAGAGCTAGCAAAAAGACTGGGGCTTGTGCCAGTAACCCTCGCCAACGGCAAAATCGAGTATTTTAGCAAGGGTACAGTTGCGAGAATGTCTCAAGTAAGCCAACCAGCACAAGAGCGTTTGGCGATTGCAGCAGAGGCACAGGGCGACCGTGCTAGAGTGGACAACGAGGGTTTCCAGAAGTTCCAGCAGAAGAAAGCAGAGCTTTTTGGCAGTAGACGTAGGACAAGGTGATGACATTGACAATTTAAGCACGATGGTGTATACTGATAACGTAATATCAAATCACCAGAAAGGAGAAATCACCAGAATGGACGTGCAATCATTAGCTAAGTTCGCACCGCAGGGCGCAAGTCCGCAGGCGTGGCTTAAGCTAATCCAAGAGCAGCTGTTCGCGGGCAAAGGCAAAGACCCAAGCATGGAAGAGATGATTTTCTATGCTCAGACCTGCCAAGCCACGGGGTTGAACCCAGCTCGTAAAGAAATCTACGCCATTTACCGAGGCGGGAAACTCACAATTCAGACAGGGATTGACGGAATGCGAGCCGTAGCTGAAAGGTCGGGGAAATACGGAGGCTCAGAATTGCCAAAGTTCGACTACGACGCGGGGCTAACCGTTAAAGTCGGGGGCAAAGCCAAGAAAGTGCCAAACACCGCCACGGTAACTGTCATAAAAGTCGTGGACGGTATACCGATTAAGACCTCACGCTCAGCTCAGTGGGAAGATTATTACCCAGGGGACAGTGCTATAGGGCAAATGTACCGCAAGTTCCCAGAAGTCATGCTAGCGAAATGCGCCGAGGCTCAAGCCTTGCGGGCAGCGTTTCCAAACCTTGGCAAGGTCTATGAGGAAGCTGAAATCGTGGAGGACTTCACGCCCGCTCAAGCCTCAGATGAGGACAAAGCGGAGGCGAAAAAAGAGGCAATGGAACGCCTCAAGGAGATGTCAGAATGATAATCACAATCGACACAGACGATATCGTCATAACCGCCAAAGATGGGGGCAAGTTCGTCTTTGACAAAAACGCTGAGGACAAATTGGCGAAACTGCTTGAAATCAAAGACAAGTTGGATAACGTCATTGAGCAAGTCAAGGGAAATCTTGAAACTAACGGCTTGAAACTGAACCCAGACTTCTCTGGAGTGCGAGGCGACAAAATCAAAGTGGAGTATCGGGCATTTGGAGCTTTGTACAAGCTGGTTGACCCAAAGAAAGCCCCGCCAGAGCTTTACAAGACGAAAACGACCTACTCGCTGAATATCGATTTGGTATCAGCCTATGTGGAAAACCACGACGGGAAGTTGCCAGACGGGATAGAAAAGGTGAAACGCCAAAAGAAAATCAGCATTAGTAAATTGAAGTAGGAGGGCAGATGAAAGCTACCGTAAAAAGTGAAATAGAGCAATGTCTAGAAAACAATTTTAGAGGACTTGCAGCTAGAAAATTAGCTGATTATAATCCTAAAGCGGATGAACCAAACGGGGCAGAGGTCTATGAAAGGATTAAGAAATCGGCACTTGAAGACATTGAGCAGGTGGTTGACGACTACACAAGAGACTTAAACGACGAGTTGATTGACTTTGCCCTAGAGGTAGTATGGCAGTACGGGTATAAGATTGGCGATGGCGTCTATGCTACGGGTGGAATGTCAGCCGTAGAGTCGGCTTTCAGTATCTTGGCGCAAAATAACATGTTAGATGAAGACGGGAACTACAACGTTCACACGGCTAGCGTATGAACATTAAACTTAGTTACTCACTTATTAGCTGGTGGCTCGCAGGAGACTACGAGGGCGTCTTCAAAGCCCTAAAGGGAGACTGGGGAGAAACCAGCGAGGCAGCTCAGTTCGGCATCGACAAGCACAAAGAATGGGAGCAAGAGGTCAGAGACACAGGATGTTTACCGAAAATATTCGGAGGCGAGCCTTTGGAAAGATGGGGTACTGAACTCACAAGAGAGTTAGAACTCGCCGATTGGCTAAAGCTGAAAGGTCGGGTTGACCTCTGCCATTTTGTGGATGGGGAAATGCACCTGGTAGATTTCAAGACGGGGAGAACGCCATTATCTACATATGCGAACGGAATTCAACACAAGATTTATAAAGTTCTATTCCCAGAAGCTCAAGTGTTTGACTATATGCAATTCAACCAACATACTCAAGAAGTCGATTTTCAACGCGTGCATCTATCACCAAAGATGTACGAGGAAGCAGTCGATTTAATAATAACGGTAGGTTGTGATATCAGAGCCACCTTAGAAAGCATGGGAGAATAGAATGGAAACGCCTAGAGAAACACTAGACGAGCAGCGAGAGCGCCGACAGTTCGAGATACTGGAGACGTTTGACGACAAAACTCTAGCAGAGATGAAGAGAGGGGCTTTAGATAGCTACTCAGAATTAGAAAAACTCATCTTGGCTATATCACGTATCCAAGAGGAGCGCGGGCAGCCTTAGGCTTAAGTGGTAAGACGTTTACGATTAGCGTTGTAGATACAAATGCTTATCAACTTGAGGGCTATAACTTTTGGTGGACGGACGAAATGCTAGAGCCTGTTGAGAAAACTTTAGATGATTTTTCTGTTGGTGATTTTTTGAAGGATGTCGTTGGTACAAGAAAGATTTTAGCGAAGTTAGGGGATTGTTGTCTGTTAAGTAATTATGGAGAATATACCAAGGCAAACTCTTGGTATACAGCCCATGACCTTAAAAGACTTGGCTATAGTTTTGTCAAGCTAGACACTCCAGAGCCTACCATCGAAATAGATGGCAAAAAATACAAAAAGTCTGATGTTGAGAAAGCTATTAAAGATTTGGAGGCTGTTGAATAGGTAAAAGTCATTAACCAACGACCTACCACACGTCAATAAACTGGGCAAAATTAAACTAATCGGGTACAAATCGTACCCTGTAGAAAACCATTTCCGACAAGTGTCGAAATTGGTTTAGAAGAAAGGAAAAGGAAGAAGCATGAAAAAGTTTAACAAATTTAGTAAAGCAGTCGGAGAAATCCTGGCGATGGTAATAGCGATATTTGTAACGGCGCTGTTCATGGCTCTGGTAGTACGATTTATGATATGGGTATTCTTGTAAAATGTTGATGGGAATTAGCATATTATTAGCAATCATAGGGCTATACTTGACGTTGATACTTCCAGGGCTTGTAGTGCTATGGAAAGCAATACTCTTTGGGACTTATCCAGACGTTGCTGTAATAGCAATCACTAGCGCTATGTTCTTTATAGGCAGCGTTGGGATATGTGTTTTAGCAGACTTATGGAACAGAGAGAGCAAATAGACATTTACGCAGTGTAGTATAATCGACGTAGTCTTACTTATAAGGAGGAAGATATGTTTAGAGCAATTGTAATAACGACGATAGCCAGCGGATTGGGGTTAGTCTATCTTTACGCAGGGATGGTCGGTGTCCTCACCACTGCCTTTGTTTTGGGACTAATCAGCATAATCACAGCAATCACCTATGGCTATTATTTGGAAAAGGACAAAGAAGATGGAGGTCGTAGACAATAAAAATCAGGAAAGAAAGCAAAGAGGCTGGAACTTTAAGAGAGGAGCTAAAAATGCAATCGATACTGAGACACTTCGTGAGAGAGGTAGAAAAGGGGGCAAAGCCTGTGGCAGAAAAACTGGCTTTCATGACCCGAGCGTACTTAAAAGAGCGGTTGAAAAGTCAATACAGACGCGCCGCGCAAAGATTGAGAAACGCAAGGATAGAGAGGTTTCTTGAAAACTACAAACTAGACTTCATTGAAACCTAAAAACGTATTGTAAACGTATTGTAATTTAAGCACGATTAAGTTATAATAGAGATGTATTAAATAATCACCAGAAAGGGGGCAATCAATGCCTAAGAAAACCACTAAAAAACGAGAGAAATCACCAGAGGAGGAAGCACTGGACATTCTGGAGAAGCTCACAAAAGGTTTGGAGGGAGCGTTAAATAGCGAACCCGAACTACGAAAAAAAGCTGATGAGTTAGCAGAGGCTATAACAGAAAGTCATGACAAAAACTCATTTACCCGTAGGAGTATGAAGACCGCTATACGCGTTTTGATGGTCGCGGATACTATCGAAAAAGAAGAGGTTGAGATTAAAGACGTCGCAGAAATGAAAGCGGTACTTACCATGACTGCCGAGACTGTGTTTGGTCTGTCCCGACTTGAGGCTGTTCTCTTTGCAAGAGAAGTTGGCAAAAACGCTTTTGAGGCTTACAAAGAAGGGCGTGAAAAAGAGGACACAGCTGTCTATAAAACTCTGATAGCACTGTCTGTGTGCCTAGAAAACTTCAAAGAGGGTTAAATAACACTGCAAAACTGCCGTCTTGCAAACGGTCGCACCTTTCATTATTTAATTAAAATGGAGATACGTAGGAAATATGGCAAACTTCTCTGGGTTAAATACCCTCTTAAACGAAATTGACAAAACAGTTTCAGACAAAATCGATGATAAAATCAGCAACGAAATACCAGAGCTGAAAAAGCTGGTAAAAAACGCTGAGAAATCTATCAAAGAAAATCTGCCGATGAAAGTCGAGTACGACGGCAAGCTACATGACGTTAAAGGTCTACGCCACAAAGCGTTGGATAATCTTATTGTGATGGCTTCGCAGAAAATCCCCGTGCTGTTAGTCGGAATGGCAGGGTGCTTTGCGAAAGGCACAGAAGTGCTTACAGCAAACGGATATAAGCCAATTGAGGAAATCACAGAGGGCGAAGTCGTGGCAAGCTTTGATAATGAGCAGATTGTTTATAATAAGGTCGCTCAGACAGCTAGGATTGACGACCAGCCAAAACCAATGATACAATTTAGATATGGGAATGAAACAATCAGAGCTACCTATGACCACCCTTTCTTCGACGGAGAAAGATATTATCCGCTCTATCAGCTTGCCTGGAGAGATATGGAGACAAGCCAAAGGATTCAGCTCAAACTATTATGCGAGCAATATGGGCAGACTTTTGACTACAAAACATCACGGGGGGTATCATATCGCGATTCTCAAACCTGGGAAAGACAAGGACGGGCATTTACGAACAGCGATGAACGGAAAAACTGTCAAGGTACACAGAGTGGTGGCTCAGACGTGGATACCCAACCCAGAAAACAAGCCAGAGGTGAATCACAAGAACTCAAACCCTGCCGACAACAGAATAACGAACCTGGAGTGGGTTACACACCAGGAGAACGTAAAACACGGTTACGAGAATGGAAGAATAAAAGAGTCGTTAGCCAAGGCAGTTGCAAAAACACGAAAGTACGACAGAGACGAGCTGCGAGCGATACAGAGATGGTGGGACACTCATACTGCTTCAGTGGGGAAAAAGGATTGGAAAGCAAGACACCAATTGTTAGAGCAATTGCAGAAGATGTATCCGCACATAGCGAAAACGACGCTCAAAAATATACGACTAAAGCGAGACATTTACAAGACGTTGTAGTTCTTGAGGCTGAGCCATACTATGCCTTAAGCATTGAGAATGTCCATACCTATATTGTCAGTAGAGAAAACCTGCCTGTTCATAATACAGGAAAGACGCACGCTGCTGCTCAAGTCGCTGAGGCACTGGGATTAAGCCACTACACAATGTCTGTAGGCGCTCAAACATCTAAATCAGACATAATCGGCTACATGCACGCCTCTGGCGGTTACGTGCCGACGCTCTTCCGAAAAGCATATGAGGAGGGCGGAGTATTCTTGATGGACGAAATCGACGCTGGCAATGCTAACGTCCTTATCCAGGTCAATGCGGCGCTTTCTAACGGCTTCTGTGCCTTTCCAGACAAGATGGTGGAACAACACAAAGACTTTGTCTTTATCGCCTCTGCTAACACGTTTGGAAACGGTGCTAACCGTATGTACGTTGGTCGTAACCAGCTTGACGCTGCTACCCTTGACCGCTTTGCCGTCTTAGTCTGGGACATTGACGAGAAGCTGGAAGACAAAATGACAGAAGCCTACGGAGACACTGGCAAGAACTGGCTCAAGGTGGTGCGAGAGCTGAGAAAGACTATTGAGAATGACGGTATCCGAGCTTTGGTAACGCCACGTGCTACTATTAAAGGTTGCTCTTTACTAAATATCGGGCTTGACTTTGAGACTGTCCTAAACGCTGTGATTGTGGAAAACTTGCCGAGCGACAAGAAGTCTCGCTACCGCGACATGGCTAAGAAAAAATGGGACGAGACTTCCGAAACTGAGAAAGCACACGAGACAGCCGAGGCGGAAGAAGCTGAGATAATCTGGTAGGAGGTCTAGATGGATTTGATAGACTACACGACACTAGAAAACACCGTCAAGGGCGATGGCTTTGTCTACGGAGAGTATTCTATAAGTAAAACCAAGACCAAATTGACATATTTTGATGAGGGAGAGCTTTGCGGAAAGTTCGATGGAATAGACATATTCCTAGATGTGATATCTAACCAACTGAAAGATGGGCGCGGCAGATATAATTCTTCGCAAGACAAAGGCGACGGTGATTTTCAAATGTTCAAAACTTATGAAGAAGCGATGGACACGTTCAAGAATAATCCATCCAAGGTGGCAGACTTCATGCAAAAAGACGAGAGGATTTTAGGCGGAGACAGTGCTGGAATGAGCGTAGATTATGACGTTACTGGCGACTTCATCGACATGGGAAGATATGTCGAGGGGATACCAGAGACCTTTGGAAGCATGTACAATGGAAATCCACGCTCCAAGCGAGTAAACATTCTAATCCCTGCAATGATAAGCTGCGGGGTGAGTTACAAGCTAATCAACCATAGGTCAAAACGGGTGAAACGCCTTGTAGACTGGCTAGAGGCAAACCAAGTGAGGTGTGCGGTTACTATCATGTTCACGAACGACAACTGGCACTGTGAGATAGTCGTCAAGAAGTTTGATGAGGTCTTTAACATAAACGACATAGCAATCGCTACGCACTCTGATTTCTTCAGACGCTGCCAGTTCAAGTTCGGCGAAAACTCTAAAACACTCTACAGTGGTTATGGTTCGCCAAGACAGTTTTGGAATAACACAAAGGTAAAGAATATGATGAACCAAGAATACAACAACGAGTTTAATGTAGTAATTGGCAGTAAGTTAGAATATACAGAGCAGATAGACAAAGATATGGACGACCTTGAGAAGAGATTGAGCAAAAGAATATTTGAAGAAGAAAGTAACGAAGCTATGCTAGGTTGCATGCTGGGGAGTGAGTAGTAAATGAAAAGACTGAGAGCTGGAGACCCAAATCGACAAGAAGTATGGGCAGCAAACGGTGCGCTGTTCTCTATCGTGGACTTGGGAATACCACTACACTTTGATGAAATGAAGCGGCATATTACGACAGAAGAAGCTAAGAGGATTAAAAAGCTGTTTGCAAATGTAGCCAAAAGGAGAAAATCAAACATTGAGCTGGCAAGAGTAGACGGTGGCGTGGAAATCCTGGGCAGATTTAGAACTTTCAGACAGGCAAGGAGGTTTATCAAGGAGAACTATGAAGACTAACAAGAAAATGACTAGAGGAGAGGTCGTCAAACGACTAGATTCAATCTTCTCTAAATGGGTCAGGCTCAGGGGTGCGAAAATCACCCCTGACGGTAGGATATTGAACAAGTGCTGTACGTGCGGAGTGGTTCAAGACAT